TTGTCATCCTCAAATTTTGGCAGCTTACTCAGAACCTGAGCAAGGGTCTCCGGACCAATCTTGGCCGCTCAACCTGCTGTTTTGCTTAAACTCGTTAATTTTACATCTGATTTCATTCTTTTTACTCCTCCTGTTTTTCATACCTTTCTTCAGAGGCAGTACAGTCGATGAACTGTCATGCAGACTCTTTTGTATTCATTATACATACGCCGTAGTACAAGAAAGCCGGAACCCCTGTATCTTACTTCAGGAATCCGGCTTTTTATCCAGGTATGTAACTAATTTATGATGGTCTGACGATTCTTCCTGCTTTTGCCATCGTTTCAACAATGCTGTACATGTTCGTTACTGTACCAACTGCAAGCTTGTCTTTCAGACCATAATAATCCAGACAGGTTCCACATGTCATGATCTCTACTCCCTGTGCTTCCAGAGATTTCAAATCTTCCAGAGAATCAGAACCTTCTGTAGTCAAAGTTGCTCCTCCATTATAGAAAAGCATTGTCTTTGGCAGTGTATCAAGCTGTGTCACTGCAAAAATAAATCCTTTGATCAGAACTTTTCCTAATTCATCATTTCCAGATCCCATACGGTCAGAAGAAACGACAACAACTGTATTGTCTCTTGCATCCGGCGCACATACTGCTTCAGCTCCATCTGCTGCCGGTGCTCCTTCCATTTCAATCGTAACTTTATATTCGGCATCCCCCAATTTTTCAGAAGTTACTTTTCCTCCTGAGCTAGATGCCATCTTTGTTACATTCTGCACTGCGATCTCATTATCAACCAGAACTTCAATTGTCTCCGGTCCTGTCAGTGCAGCCATTGCCTTTTTGGTTTTAATAACCGGGATTGGGCAATTGTCTCCCATAGCATTAACTGTAATCATAATGATTCCACCTTTCTATCACCATTTCCACAATCAACACATATAGATTTATTCTATCATCATTTATGGAAAAGGTAAATATATAATTTATAGAATTATTATATAAAAGTCTGAAAACGTCTATCCTTAGAATCCTACCTTCGGGTATCCATTCCCATACTCTTGTACCTCCAGTATGTGATATGCACCGTCCTCATAATATGCCGGTTTCATACCACCTTTTTTCAGAGCTTGCATAAACTCTTCCATTGTCTTTACTTCTTCCGGAAACCAGGTCGCACACGCACCGACTTTCTCCGGTACATGACAGTCGCTGGATCCCATCGTACACAGTCCGAGTTCCTGTGCATATCTCGCCGCCTTCTGGCACGCCTCTACAGAAGTGCTTCCATTTAAGACTTCCAGGCCATCCAGACCTTTGACTGTCCTTAAGTTCTCTTCCAGACCTCTGTTATTATTGCGGAACGGATGTGCCGCAAAGCAGAAGCCTCCCTGTGCTTTTACCAGATCAATAAAGTCCTGCGCGGAAATTCTCTCATCCGGATATTCTTCAATTCCAAATGCAATAATATCTCCCTGCAGAGAAAAGAATTCAATTCCTACAAAGATTGGGAATCCTGTCTTCTTCGAATATTCTGCTGCATATTCTTTCAGTCCCATATCATCATGGTCCGTGATGCAGATTGCACCGAGACCTTTCTCTCTGGCAATTTCTACCATCTCTTCTAATTTTAAGAAACTGTCTTTTGAACAGGTCATTTCGTGCATATGCGTATCTACAAACATACTTTCCCGGCTCCTTTGTTTTTATTCATACTAAACTTTTCTCTTACTTTTCATTATATAAATAACCACACCGGCTTTCAAATAGGGAATCTTAATATGCCGTCTTATATATAGATCGTATCTATAGTAACGTTAAAGACACTGCCTACGGCAGTGTCTCCTGCTGCGTATCTTAGTCAAGTCCCTGCAGGACACGCTGATCCTCTCTGTTGCTCTCTTTTGTCTTTGTACTCATATTTAACTCTTCCTGCTTCTCCAGACATTCCTGAATTGCTTCATTCAGTGACAGCATCTTCTCATCCAGAGTCGATACCATCTCTGCACATTCTCTCAGATCCCTGCTGATATAATCAGGAGCATCCCCTTCAAATTTGTAATAAATCTTATGCTCCAGACTTGCCCAGAAATCCATTGCGATCGTACGGATCTGAATCTCTACCTTAGTATCCACAACGCTGTCAGAAAGAAAAATAGGTACGGATACCAGCATATGGTAGCTCTTATATCCACTTTCTTTTGGATTCTTAATATAATCTTTGATCGACAATACTTTCAGATCGCTTTGATTACCGATCATCTCCGCCAGCCGGTAAATATCTGATGTAAAGGAACAGATCAGGCGGACCCCTGCGATATCATTGATATATTTTACCATATTCTCGATTGATATCTCGTAGCCGTATCTGCGTAACTTCTTTACAATACTTTCCGGTGTCTTGATCCTAGTCTTAATATGTTCAATCGGGTTGTATTTATGCACATGTTGGAATTCATCGTTCAGTATCTCCAGCTTTGTCCCCACTTCTTTTAACGCTGAATTATACAGGAACATGATCGTCTTCCAACTGTCGACATCCTCATAGTTCTTCATCGTATTTTCCATATAAATGTTCTCTCTCCTCTCTTCGCGAAGAGTTAAACCAGCACTGTTAATATTATACCATAAGCTGTACTAATATGTCATATTTTTCACATTTATTTAAGAAAGATTATGCATTTATAAACTACAAAAGAAGCCGTCATCCGACAGCTTCTCTCTATATCTTTTATAATTTCTACTTTTAGAAACAAACTATCAAGCATTTACAGTACCTAGAGGGTTCAAATGTAGGAATAATCGAGAAATAAACGACACCCGCACAAACTTAACCACCTCTATCTACTGTTCAAAACCGTCTTCAATCACATCACCCGTAGAATCCAAAAGAACCGAGTTGCGAGCTTTGCGATAGATGGTTTGTCCCTGAATTGTTTTACCGGAACTGTCTTTGATTGGGTTTCCACTTGAGTCCTGGATGTTGTCTAAGAACACGAACTCATTAGGATATCCTGCGAAAGCCGTTCCGGTAATAATTGTACCATCTGCTTTGTGTGCTGTATAGCCCTTTAGCAAAGCTTCTTCCGTAACAGTATCGCCGGTAAGGTCGATCAAAACTTTATTGCCGAATACGACTTTATTCGCAGCCATTTGACAAAACCTCCTTATCCGATCGTAACAGTCTTCCCTCCGGCAGAGTTGTCGGTTTCTACATACGGGATTGCCTTAACTGTAACCTGAGATAAGCAGTTGTACTCTTCATCCGGCATAATCGTCTGAGCTTCTTTGGACGGTGTTACCTCCTTGCTCTGCGGCTTCATATCCTCAGAACCAGACATAGCACCTTCAACGCCAAGAATCGTCACACCCTCACGAATGTTAGTAGCAATAAGCTTTGCCTGTTCAGTGGCATCAATAGACACCTTACCAGAACCGTCATGATAGCCTTGCGGTACTGTATATTCTCCAGCAACCGTTGAGATGGTACCTTTAACCGCACCGTTGTTCTTCATAGTACCTGTAAGTTTACTTCCACGAGCGTGCGCAGTCTTTCCTACGAGAATCTCAGCGACAGCCGCAGTATCTTCGGAAGTATCGCTGTCGAATGTACAGGTACCCGTGATCTTTGCACCACTCTTATCATGAGCAGTAATACCTTTGAGGACCTTATCTGCACTGACGGAATCGCCAGTAAGATCGATAAGGACATCCCCCCCGTAAATGACTTTGTTTACATTCAGATTTGCCATAATGTTTAGTCCTCCATGACACTTTCATTATTTTTCTTTATCAGCAGTCTTGTTGTACTGGGATGTACTGATTCCAAGGATAACACCAAGGAAAGTATCAACCGCAGTGATGGTTCCGACTACCTGCTCTCCATACGGGAGACCCCAGATTCCAGCCAGTGCAAAATATAATGTACCAGCAGCCGGAAGCAGATACATAGCAATCCACTTAAGGATGTCGTATGTCTTGTTACTCATGCTCATTGTGCTCTTCCTCCTTCTCTATAAATTTATGAATCGGGAGTTTGTCCACCTCCTGCATAATTCGCTTTGCCGAACCATTCCCGCCCATACGTTCGTATCCTCGGTAACTACAAATACAATTCTGACGATAGAACAGTTTTCACGTTTAATGCTATATAATTGCTCTAAACTATGTAAGTGATAGACAACCCTGTCAAAATGACTATAAGATACTCCTTGCACGGCTGGTAAGCTAGTATGCAATTCCGTATTTACATGAGCTGCATCTACAATTTCAAAGAATTTCTCGTACCAATCTTTGTGTTGCTCATACTTCCATAGAGGACCTCCTCCGCCAGATAAAGAGATCCAATTACAACGGTTTTTCACAATTTCCGAAAACAGATTATTTAACCCATGAATTGTAGTTTTGGGAATATTCAGATGATTATTCTTAACGATGCAATACGCGCAGGAATAATGGCAACCAAAATTTGTTATCACGCTGAGATATTTATCGTTCATCTTTTACCTCCAGTAATCAAATCCGAATACGGAAGTTCTTCAATCCATTTACAGAAGCTCCGCCACTCGTCCAGTTTGTGATCCTTACGGGATTTATAGATGTTTGCCAGAACTTCATAATTCATCATGACATTTCTGGTCTGGTTATAGCTGCTTGGAAGGAGCTGAATCATCTGCCACCAATCTCGCTTATTACCGGGAGAAAAGAACTGATCCCCTACTGTAAAGTATTTCCTAGCATTATTAAGATCGTCGATTATCCTTCTCATCTGTTCCAAATAACCACCCATAAGATGCTCACAACTGAAATCATCCATCGTGAATTCCTTAGCCTGGATTTTATGCATGGTACTACAGCTATTAGCAACTGTGCCAACCTTATAAGTATCAAATTCCTTCCACCAATATAAAGGTGCTGTGATTCGTACGTACACCGGCAGCATTCTCATAAACTTTCTATGGTCTGTTCCAGCGTTGGATAATCGTTGCATGAGTGAGTGATCATTTTCTCCTAAACAGTAGTTGTTTTTATGTTCACATTCCATACAAAACGCCCCATCTTGTCTACAGGTACGGCTATCGCTCTTCTCCCATGAGTTCATCGGGTTTCTCATGCCTTCAATAATAAATTTCATCTGTTCCGGACTAGCCAGAACCACATGCTTTAATTTAATCATTTTTATTCTCCTTTCAGAATATCCAGATCGGTGGGGATCTGGATTATTATGCTCCTGTGTTCAGCATAGCCCACGGTTTTAATTACTCTTCTTCCTTCTCATAAGGAATCTGGATCACATCTCCACCAGGAACCGTGACAGACTGCATAAGCTGACCGGTTTCCTCATCGAAGTAAATGTTATCCATTGCGTGATCCCACTCTTCGAACTGCTCAGCGATGTTTCTGCCTTTTTCCTTAGTACGCTTAATACCGAGCTGATCGTATACATCGCTAAGGAATAAATATCCATTAGCCTTGAGCTTGTCGTTTG